TGATCACGATTCCTGAACGTTGGAATACTTTCAAAGTCATTGGGGCAAACCCAAATGAGCGTTTAGAAACACTCTTTCAACGAACAACACCTGGAACAACACCGCCAGCACCAAAAGGCGGCGAAATTAAGAACGTTGCTGTTGGTGTAGCACGTGGCACAGAGTTGACAAAGGTGCTTACGACAATTTTTAGTCAAGTGCCAGAAGTTGCCGAACTTGGAAACTTTGCCTCACAAAAACCTGGCAAGGCAGGTGGAGTGACGTTCTACAAATACCTTGTCGGCATCACCAGTGATGACACAGTAATGACCGTTCACGTGGACGTCGTAGAGTTCAGAGTTCCAGATATTTTTACGCGTGACAAAAAAGATGCGAACTCTGTATCGACTGATGACTCGGCATTTTACAAGACCATGCCTGATGGTCGTCGTATCCCTCTCGACTTTGTCGAATACGATTACATCTTCACCGGCAAAAACAAAGACATTCTGAATTTTGAAATGAAGATTCAAGATTTTCAGTTTCTGCTGGCATCTAACCTTCGTGCTGGCGATAATGCTATGCGCGGTGTTTCCGATAGCAATGGTAATACAAATGCCACAAATACAGCAAATGGCGAAGATGCTGACAGTTTGATTTACGCTCGCCCATTTGATCCGCTGGTGATGCCGCTCGACTCAGACTCGGCATTGACGAATTTCAGCAAATACACAATTGCTCAAAGCGAAAAATCAAAAGAGATCATTGCCAAGTCGCAGCAGTATTCGAAGAACCTCTCAACGTTCTATGCTGGATCGCCTATCACAGTTGTGATGACAATCAAAGGCAACCCATTGATTATGCATAAGTTCAATATGGGTAGAATTCTTGAACACGTTCCAGAAGTAGCAGGGTCAAAGCAGAGCGATGGTACCTCGGCATCCAAGAGCGCTTATCGTGCCAAACTCGAAGAAGATATTCTTAAGGCGAATCCTGGTCAGTTCTCAAATAACGGCGGAACGTTTGTGATGCAGAACACTGGGTTGAGCGACAAGTCGTATGCTGTATCACCGGTCTTCGCTCGTGTAAATATCAAAGGTCCGAATGTGGATTTCAGAACTAATGAACCAGTTGATGATGGGTCGCCGTACGCGTCAAGTGTTTTGTCTGATAACTTCTACACGATCTTTAAACTTTCGAATACTATTTCAAGTGGGATGTTCACACAGGAGATTGAACTGTACTCACATAATATTTTCGGATCTGGCAACAAAATATCAAAGGCATAACTGAATGAATTCGCTCTATCTAATCGAAGGCGTTGTAGTCGATACTTCTGATCCTCAAGAGATGGGGCGAATGAAGGTATGGTGCCCGTCTATCGATGGTGAGAACGTTGACATCACTACACTGCCATGGGCAGTGTACGTTAGTCCACTTGCTGGACAAGCACATGACTATCCTGCTGGTGGAACATCTGGTAAATCACTTGGACCTGTTTCATATGGAGTTTGGGCAATCCCAAAGATCGGCGCCAAAGTTCTGATCTCGTTCCTCTATGGCGACTACAATCAACGTGTTTACATGGGATCGATATTCGGTGATCATGGTAACCGATCGCTACCTGCTGGTAGAAATTCTGTTGGCGCCCCAACATCAGACACTTTTGAATTGATTGAACCGCAGACATCTAATCTGAAGGCACAATTCCAGGGTGACTTAGCAAGTTCAATCTCACGTACCCGAGGTGCGTACGAACGTCAAGTCGCTCAAGCAGCAGATCAGAAGGATACAAATGAAGGATATTCGTCACGCGTGATTAAAGTGGCAGATGAAGGTGCTGGGGATCTTGATCCGCAGACCTACTCGATTACCACCCCAGGTCGCCATGCGATCATCATGCAAGACGATCCAAGATTTGCCAGAGTTCGAATCAAAACAGCAGAGGGTCATCAGGTAATTTTTGATGATGCCAACGAGCGTATTTACATTTCAACAGCACACGGTAAGACTTGGGTTGAATTGGATCAAGATGGACATGTCAACGTTTATGGTGCCGATTCGATTAGCATGTCGACAGGAAAAGACTTTAACATTCAAGCACTTGGTAGTGTGAACATCGCTGCTGGCGGCAATGTGAATATCGGCGCCAAGGGATATGCGCGGATGTCTGCTTGTGGAGATGTATCGCTTTCAGGTGACGGTGGCGTCAATTTGACATCTGGCGGAGCGTTCAATATTCTCGCTGGCGGGGCAATGCTACAGACAGCATCCACGATTCACCTGAACGGTCCAGGAGCCCCTGCCGCACCTTGCGCTGTAGGACCAACCATTTCGCCGAGTCACGAACCCTGGAAGAGACCACTTTCTGCTATAAATAGAGGGAAGAATTGGAAACCTTAAGGGCTCATGAAAAAATTTCACATCATTTACAGGACTACCTGTACTAAAACAAAAAGATTTTATATCGGGATGCATAGCACCGATGATCTTAATGATGGGTACCTCGGTTCTGGAAAGTTACTATCAAAATCTATTAAAAAATACGGGAAAGATCTCCACATCAGAGAAGTCCTTAAGTTTGAAAAGAGCAGAGAAAACTTATCGGCTGCTGAAAAAGAAATAGTCAACGAGGACTTACTCAAAAATAAACGGTGTATGAATTTAGTTGTTGGCGGCGAGGGAGGGATGTATGGACAGGCAAATCCATTCTTTGGGCGAAAGCATTCTAAGGATGCTAAAACGAAAATATCAAATGCTAGTAAAGGAAGAATTCCTTCAATAAAACAAAGACAATTGATGTCTGCTAGGTTTAAGAATAAACCGCTTGCCGAAGAACACAGAGAAAATTTGCGAGCTTCAAATATTGGTAAGAGACAAAACCACTCGATTGAGACAATCAATAAACGTGAAGCCGCAAAAAAGAAGTCTGTGTTAATAAACAACATTCGCTACAGCAGTATAAAAGAGGCGGCGCGTGCACTTGGGACACATCGCAATAAGATTAGTCGCTTCGTCGCTTCTGGACAAACAAACTGGAAAGAATAAACTATGGCAACCACAACAGCACGATCATCGCTCTACCGTGGATTTTCTACGCAGAGTCATATTGACAATCGCGGCAAGAGTTTCAGCACAGCTAACATCGAAACGATTAAGCGGGACCTGCTAAATCACATCTACACTATTCCTGGTGAGCGCGTGATGTTACCAGATTTTGGAACGCGAATCCCATTGATGGCATTTGAACCGCTGGACCAAACAAGCATTTCAATTATTAAGGAAGACCTGACAAAGGTCTTCAATTACGATCCGCGTGTCAAGTTGATTGACATTGCGATGTTGCCTATGCCTGACAACAACGCGATTGTTGCCCTAGTCGATATTGAATACCTTGAGCTCGCAACGGCAGAGACGCTGAAACTAAGTTTTCCAGTAGGATCATAATATGAAAATATTCGAACTGTTCGACAAACCGAAAACAGGTCCAGACACTCCGACATTTAAAGGGTCCGAACAATACTCTGCTGGCAAACAGATTGGAGATCTTGAAATTCGGTTTCTTGCCGAACGCGAGTCGGTCTCAAAAAGTTACGCAATGATTCACGGACTAACAAAACCATATGTGTGGATCGTTCAGTTCTCGGGCAATGATGGTGGCGAAGACACATTCGACATTACCGGCAAAGGGAATGAATTCAAAGTATTCCAGTTCGTGATGGACTGCTTCAGATCCTTTATTGCTGAATATGACCCAGAGTACATTTCATTTGAATCAAAGATCAAGGACGGTTCGCGTGTTAGTTTGTATGAGCGAATGATCAAACGACTTGCTAGCGATTACATTGTTCAAAAGAGAGACAGTCCGTTTAATTCGCCACACAATCGGAATTCAAGTTTTACCTATAACCTTTTTGCTAAGCGCTTGAAACCGATGGATGGTCTTCATGAGAGTCAGTCAGAGCACAAAAAATACAAGGGCGGTGAACTTCACTACAATTGGAAAGATGATCTCGAAGACGAAGAGTTCGAAGGGTACATTCCAAAAGGATACAGCAAACGAGTTCTAGAACTCGGCGGGATCTACGCCGATGAACCCGGCAAAGGACTTGGCGACAAGATGATGAAGGACTTCCTCGCATCACCAGCGGCAAAGGAAGCAGAGCTAATCTTCCTCGACCCAGTTCCAAATCTCGGAAAGAACCACGGATCAAAGGACTCTGAAGAGCAGCAGATTCGTCGCCTTCAGGCATTCTATCGCCGATATGGATTCAAGAATCGACCAGGTTCTAACCGTATGTGGTTAGTTCAAAAAGGGTCGATCCCAGATTCTAAGTTGCCAACTTAAAGCTGTCAACCCTTACACTTCGTCAAGTACATAAATAGATGCTACAACAGCTCGGATAATTTCATGGCATTAAGAACAACGTACACGGCAGAGTCTTGGGACAAGATTTATCAGGCATTTTCTGCCGTAAGTTTCGTCTCCTACGATTTCGATAGCATCAAGCAATCGCTTGTTGATTACACGCGCACTTACTATCCAGAGCAGTTCAATGACTACATTCAGTCGTCTGAATATATTGCGATGCTGGAAATGTTCGCATATGTTGCTGAGCAAATTGCTTACCGCATTGATATGGTCTCGCACGAGAACTTTATCACGACAGCACAACGTAAGCAATCGATTCTTCGTCTCGCAAAGTTGATCTCATACAAGGCAACACGAAACATTCCTGTTCGTGGTCTTGTTAAACTGACATCCATCTCAACATCTGAGAACGTTGTTGATAGTCGCGGCATCAATCTTTCGGGTCTGACAATCACTTGGAACGATCCAAACAATGCTAATTGGAAAGAACAGTTCATTCTGATTATGAATCGCGTTCTTTCAACTCGCTTCGGGCAACCACAAAAGACAACACAAGTCGGCGATGTGGTTATGGATCTTTACTCATTGAAGAATGACCCAGCATCGTTGCGTAATGGCGTGTTCCCATTCAGCGCATCTACCGGCATTGAATCATTTCCAATGGAAGTTGTTCCAGCTGACATTGATGAGAACGGTCCATTCGAGCGTGAACCAGATTTGATTTCATCGTTGTCAATCATCTATGCCAATGACGGTATTGGCGATGGTTCAGACTACACAGGTTTCCTGATGTTCACGAAGCAGGGTGTTCTTGCTCGAATCGATTATGACATTGCTGATGTTCTCCCAGATCGTCGTGTAGAATTCCTGCCGCAAAACGTCAATCACACAGACGTGTGGGTTCAAAAGATTAATCAAGATGGCACCATCGCAGAGCGTTGGAAGCAAGTCGACACGATCAGCGAGCAGAATCTTGTCTTCAATGACAACCGTTCCACTCGTAAGAAGTTTGAAGTTGACACTCGCGAAAACGATCAGATCGCCGTAGTGTTCGGTGACGGCGATTTCTCAGATGCGCCGCAAGGGCAATTCAGATTCTGGATGCGTCAATCAGCAAACAGAAGTCTGGTGATTCAGAAGAACAAAATTGTCAATGAGGCACTTGGATT